GTGGGAAATAGAGTAAGGGCAGCTGCATATGGGAGAGTATCTACAGAGAAAGAAGACCAGGCAAACTCCCTTAACAGCCAGCGGAATTACTTTACCGAATACATCCATCAGCATGAAGGATGGGAATTGACGGGTATTTATTATGATGAGGGCATCAGCGGAACACAGACTGCAAACCGAAAAGGGTTCAATCGGATGATCCGGGATGCCATGGCAGGGAAAATAGATTTGATCCTCACAAAAGAAGTGTCTAGGTTTGCCAGAAACACTGTGGATACACTCTCTTATATAAGAAAACTGAAGGCAAAAGGCGTTCGGGTTATTTTTACTATAGACAATATTGATACAATGGACGGGGACGGCGAACTGCGTCTGTCCATTATGGCAACGCTTGCCCAGGATGAAAGCAGAAAGATTTCCGAACGTGTGAAATGGGGACAGAAACGCAGGATGGAGCAGGGAGTGGTATTCGGGAGAGACCTGCTTGGGTATACAGTGAAGGCCGGCAGACTATATGTAAATGAGGAGGAGGCAGAGGTGGTCAGGGCCATCTTTCATAAGTATACAAATGAGCAGAAGGGTACCTATGTTATTGCCAGGGAACTGATGGAGGAAGGGATACAGCCGAAACGGGGAGATACATGGTCTAATACCATGATCCTTAAGGTGCTGAAAAATGAGAAATATGCCGGCGATTTATGCCAGAAAAAAACAATCACTCCGGATTTCCTTTCCCACAGGAAAAAGAAAAATGAGGGTGAGGAAGAAATGGTATATTTGAAGGAACATCATATATCTATCATTGACAGAGAATTATGGGACAGAACACAGAGAGAGCTGAAAAGAAGATCATTATCTAAAAACAGCAAGTCATTACAAGGCACCCGCTATTGGTGCAGCGGAAAAGTTAAGTGTGGGGAATGCGGAGGAAGTTTTGTGGTCCGCTCAAAAAAACGTGGGGACGGGAGTAATTACAGAACGTGGAGATGCTATAATCACGCAAATCATGGAAAGGTAAAAAAAGAGGGAGAAGGTAACAGACCCTGCTGTGACAACACTGCAGTCAGTGACCTGGCACTGCGATCCTGTGTATGTTATGCTCTAAAACAGGTGAATTTTGACCGAGAAACTGTGATAACAGAAATTCTGCAAAGAATAAAAAGGCTGGATCAAAAAGACATATATATGGAAGATATTTCTTTTATTGAAAGAAAAATAGAAGAAATAGAGGGAAAAAAGAAAAAATGTGTTGATCTGGTACTGGAGGGAATGTTAGATACCAAAGAATTGGCAGAACAGAAAAATTGGTATGACGGACAGAAGGAAAAGCTGGAAAAAAGGCTTTTAAAAGCGAAAAAGGAGAAAGCCGCAGAGGAGGAAAGAAAATCTTGTTTTGAGAACTATAAGGAGTCAGTTGATAGAATATTGAATTTTCATGGAGCAGAAGATGCTCTTTTCAGGGAATTAATCGATAAAATAGTGGTTTATCAGGGACAGATGGTATGTGTGTGGATAAAATATGTTCCGTTTGGAATAAAGATGCGGATTCACAGCAGTGGTAAACGGGATAATTATAATACAGAAATATTGGAAGCAGCTATTGTGGAAGACGGTCAGGAGGATATCTTAAAGATTCTTTAGTTGAGATGGAATAGCACTGCAAAAAGGGCAGTTCTGTGAACAGCAATACGCTTCGCCATGCATAGAGGCGGAGTATTCTGCTCCAAACTGCGCCGGCTGCCTCGGGATTTTTATGCGCAAGCATATAAAAAGCATAACAAATCTCGTGGGACAGTGGCTGTGAATAATAACAATAAGTTACTTCTTTCCATCAGAATGTGGTTACTATGTGGCATACTTAACCTGGCGTAGTACGATGGGGAGATATGGGGGCAATAGCAAGAACGATGTACCTATATCATTCAGGGTACCCATGGCGATGCGGTTCGGCATGGCGAACCGCTGTGACAGATAACGCATAGAAGCGGCAATTTCTCCATCTGGTCCACCAGAGTACAGTAACCTATAATAGTGCCTGCAGCCCGCTGTTTATGCGGGTTCCGGGCTTTTTTTAAGTTGGTAAGATGTTACAAAAGTATTAAATTAGGAAATTATGATATCAAAATAGAGTTTGCCGGAAACCTTGTCATAAATGATCTGATTGACAATAGTGCGGATAAACATGCCCTTTGTTTCATAGTCGTTTTCTGGATCCCGAAGGATTTCATAGACATTCTTTATTTCCTCCACTACATCTTTTTTCGTCGGCTGCTCGGTATGCTGACAGGCGATTTCCAAAGAAGCAATCTCATTTGCAAGATATTCCTTTTGAGCATTTAGCCGTCGTCTATTCTCTTTGTATTCTTCCAGGGTATCTATTTCATTTTCATAGGCATCACGCACACGCTGCTCTTTCACCTCAATGCGATCCAGCTCATGCTTTAAATTATCAAGTTCAGATGTATCTGCCGGGGATGTTTTATCACCTTGGTAAGTGTATGTAAAATCCTCTCCATTCACGATTTTTTCCAGATAATCAATAACTGCCGTTTCAACTTTCTTTACAGAGATACTGACAGATGTCTTATGAAATCCTTTAGCATATTTCCAGCATTGAAAGTAAGGGCAGGCCATATTGCCGGTATATGAGAGTGTGGCACCGCAAATAGAGCATTTCAACAGACCAGAAAGCCAATGTTTGCAGGCAGATACATTCCGGTTCTTGGCGGGGCGTCTGCGGGCATTCATGAGTCTGATGCGTTTTTCATAACGTTCTTTTGATAGACGGGCTTCGTGGGTGCCTTCAAATTCCGTCCCGTTCCAGATCACTGTTCCGGTGTAAAAAGGGTTTCTTAAAATAAAGTCAATGTTCCTCCGTTCAAAGAGATTCCCCCGCTTGGTCCGGTATCCTAAATCATTGCATTTTCTGGCAATCGCTGTGGTATCAACATTGTAGTTGTCATATTGATCCATAATGTATTCTATGATCCGGTACTCCTCTTCGTTGATCACAAATGGCTGGCCGTTTCCTACGGCGTTATATCCAAGGCATGGAGTTGCCTGATATCCGTTCTTTAAGGCTTTTTCCTTCATGCCGCGGAGAACTTCGCCGGATAAACGGATGGAATAGTATTCATCCATCCATTCAATGATTCTTTCTATAAGTGTTCCAAATGGGCCGTCTATGAGCGGCTCGGAAACACTGATCACCTCTACACCATCCTTTTTCAGCATACTTTTGTAGACAATGGATTCTTCCTGGTTCCTGGCAAAACGGCTGTATTTCCATACTAAAATGACGTCAATGGGGTGACTTTCCTGTTTGGCAGTGGCAATCATCTTCTGAAACTCAGGCCTCTTCTGGGCGCGGCGGCCGGAAACACTTTCCATGTAGACAAAATCATTGGATATGACAATGTTGTTCTTTTTCGCATAATCCAGAAGGAGACGTTTCTGCGCGTCAGGGGACAGTTCTGTCTGATCGGCGGTACTGACTCGGATGTAGAGAGCGCCGGTCTGAAGTTGTTTTGTATCATTTTCGGGCATTATTTTATCACCTCTTATACATGATATTGATTTTTGGGTACAAAAATAACAGCCAGCAAGAACAATTGTTCCGCTTGCGTGGCTGCTCCGAAGATGATACAATATTATTGCTTATGTAATATGTGTATCTCTTCGGAGACATTGGCCGGTCTCTGTTGGCGCAGGGGCCGGTTTTTATTATTTGACATTTTAGCATTATTTGCTATAATATACTTAACAAGACAGCCGACAGGTAGGTGCACACTACCCGTCCCGGCGAAATATAGTTACACTATTTAAAAATAGCCGTTCCTAAACTTTGACGAGAGCAGGACGGCTATTTTTTATGTATCTGAACAATCAGTGCGATAATACCTGTTATCATGATGATAAAGGTAAAGAGGTCACTATAAGTCACGTACATAAGCACCACCCTTTCCGCAAGACTCGGAACGGGATAGAGAGCCGCCTGTTCGGCTGCCTGGGTGAATATATTATTTTGCGGACCCCTACTGTTGGCGCAGGGGCCGGTTTTTGTTTATTTAAGCAGACTTTTCTGAATTAATGATATTCAAAGTTTGGTGATATTCTTGGGCCACAGGGATTTTGGTAAATGTAACAGTGTTGTTAAAATTGTCTTTGACTACACTTTCAATCTCATCTAAAGTTACATTGAAGAATTCTTTTCTTAAATTAACTCTGTTTACACTTTTCTTTTCAAAGTGTTTATGTAGTACGTTTTCCAAGGCTGGTGCATCATCTGAAAATATCATTGCGTGTACATCAAACTCAAATGGTACTGAAGCACTACTTAGTTCTTTTATTCGATCCATTGGTTCCAATCTCCTGGTCATGCCAATTTTATATATGTTTTCACCAAAAGAGCCTACATTTGAAATGACATACACAAATCCTGCCCTTGCGTTGGCTTCACGTTCTAATACATCTTCTTTTTTCTCATCTAATTCCTTTACTTTACTTTGGAGTTCTTGAATTTTATCAACATATAACTGCTTTTCAACATCATTATCCGTTTTTTGTAAATATGACATTAATTTATTTATTTCATTTGAACATTGTATTTGGTCTTTTTCTATTTTGGCTTTTTCTCTTTCAATTTCCCGGCGGACCTTTTCCTCTTCTATCATCTGCTCTTTTATTGCTTTCTGTTGCTCTCGCTCTTGGTCTTTTTTTAATTCATATGTATACACAAGGTTAAGTTCTTCTAATTTGTATTTAAGCAATTCTTGTTTTAGCGTAATTCCATCAACGGCAAAAATTTTATTTAGTGACTCAAAAGAGTTTGTTATTTTTTTTTCGCATAGAATCAATATTCTTAACTGATAAATTAACACAAACATTATCGCATTCCGTATTGAAACAACGAAGAATTTGTTTGATATTATCGTTTATTTCTTTTTTCGTTCCATTAGAAGTAATTGTCAGAGCATCATTATTTTTAATTAATACTTTCTCTTTATTTTTTAATAATGTCAGTTTATTTTTACATTCTTCTGATGTTATACCATCATAATCAGAAAAATCATAGTGTTTAACAATTACTTCGGCGGTTAAAGATTCAAGTTCACGTTTGACTGACTTATATTCAGCTCTCAGATTACAAATTTCCGCATTCAGCTTTGACTGCTTATTACTGTATTCTTTTTCAAGGTTTTTTTCTTTATCGTTATATTCATTTCCTAAGTTTATAAGTTTTGAATTATATTCTTTCTCTAAATCTTTTGTTTTTAGATTAAACTCATTATATAAGTTATTCACTTTTTCAACAACAGAATCATACTCGCCGTATTTACTCAATAGCTTATTTTTTTCTTTACCTTGCAAAACGATAAGGATAATACCAATAATAAAAGGAATCCCATACAGAAACCATGCAATCGTAAATAATAAAGCAATAAACCATGTTTGTAAATACCATTTTTGTTTCATAATCTTTTCCTCTTTTCTTTTGAAATTATTTTTAAAACGCCGAAGCGAATTAACCTATTTAAGGCGTAACTCAATAAGTTCCATCGGATACCCAGTGCATTGACAAAATTGTTTACGGGTATATCCTGAAAATTCTTTTAACATCTGATCATCAATAAGAAGATAGGCAGCGAACATATTAGCATCTGATTCGATGCGAGATGTTAGCAATAATGTCTTGTGTGCCATAAAGCAACAGTTTTCTTTCCAATGCAAAATAGCATGTCCAAGTTCGTGTGCCATAACTATTTTTAAGTATTCTTCATCATCAATATCAGAATTTATGAATATACACTTTGTATGCTCTAAATATTTGTACATTCCCACAGTGGAGCTTCCAAGAGGGTGATAAAAACCTTAATTCCCAGTTCTCCCGCTATTCTAAATGGGTCAGCGGTTCCAAAACGCCTTACATAATAGGCTACGATTCGATTAATGCGCTATCCAATACAATCCCCCCAGTTTTACTCTTTTCTGTTCTTGTACGGGTTATATTTTTCTTTGTTTATTATCTTTAATTGTCTCATTGCAGATTCCAATGCATTTTCTAGTAATGATAAAGACATATCATCAATTTCTTCGCCGTTATAATACAGCGGTCCATTATCCTGACTTTTAATATCACTCATGATAGAATCCAACTTTCTTTTTATGTCGCGTTCGTCTTTGGGTGTCAGTGCAGTTTTCTTTTTCTCCGGTTCGTCTTTCCCTGTCATAAGATAATCAAGAGATACACCGAAATAATCGGCAATCAATTTTGCTTTATCTGAACTCAGTAAGTTTCTTCTAGACTTCCAATTGCTAAATGTAGATTGGCTTATTCCGGTTGCTTTTGACACTTGATAAGTTGTAACACCATATTTTTGTAACAACTGCTCAAAAATTTCATACATTTTATGTGCTCCTTTCACAAAAAACGCATAATTCACAAAATGGTAGTAAAAGCCATTGACTGCTACGCAAAATGGTGTTATAGTAAGACTGTACTTCACAGAATGGTAGCGTTCGATAAAAATAATACCAAATTTAAAATGCGTTTAAAATGTGATGCTTTAACTGGTAATTGAAGTGTATCACAAATGTGAAGTATTCGCAATAGTTTTTTAGGGAAAGGGGGTATAAAAAGTGTACGAAAAATTTGCTGCATTATTAGAAGAAAATAACAAAACGGCATATCAGGTATCTAAAGATACTGGTATAGCTCAAAATGTATTTTCTTATTGGAAAACAGGACGTAGCACTCCGAAGACAGGCAAGCTCAAAATTCTGGCCGATTACTTCGGCGTGCCCATTGAGTATTTCTTGGAAGATGAAAAGAAGGAGGTGAAGTGACGATGTTAAGAAAAATCTATCATGAGCTGGTAGCCATAAGAAAAGAACTCCAGGCTATTCGGAGTAGTCTGGAGCCCAATGAAATTGATACTATTTGTTTTCTTTTACCTCGAGATAGTCAGCAACAGCATACTGAGCATTAGCAACTTCTTTAATAAATTCTGTAGCAGACATATTTTTTACATCACTTATATTATAGGAAGTTTGGAAAAAGATGTAAACATTTGTGGCAATAGGAAATGAGGAGGTGGGAAGATGAAAGGTTTGCCGTGGGATGACAACTTGAGCAAAGCACATAAGTGGAGCAAACAAGCAAAGGTTATATCTATATGTGCTTTGCTGATAAGTGTTACATCTTTGTTTATAAGAATATTTGGACTACTCCAATAGCAACAGAAACTATAAGAGAAACGATGGCAATTATCTTTGAAATAAGAGCTTCTTTTTTAGCGGCAACCGTTTCTGCTTTTGCCATATCAAGCTGTTCGTTAAGTGTCGCCGAGATTTCATTTAATTGTTTTTCGTAAGATGATTTTATATCATCAGCCATTTTTGCTAAAACTGAATCTTCATACCCCGGAAGTCTTGATTTAGTTTTCATAAATAATAGTTCCGGAGGTTCAATTTTAGGAACATCAAATTTAGGCATTGTAACATCATATTTTGGAATCTCAATGTTAATCTTTGGAGGATGAACGTCAAACTTCAATTATGATTCTCCTTCTGTTTTACTTGGCCTGGCGGGGCCTGTACTCATATTATAGGAAGTTTGGGAGAAAATGTAAATGTTTGTATCAATGAGACAAAAAGGAGGACATATGAACGAATTAAAAATCTTTGAAAACGCCGAGTTCGGGCAGGTACGAACAGTAACCATTGATGGTGAACCGTGGTTTGCAGGCTTTGACGTAGCAGATGCGCTTGGATATAAAAATCAGAGTGACGCAATAGCAAAACACGTAGAAGACGAGGATAAGCAAACAGTTCTAAAGTCGCAAATCACGACTTTAGCCGAAATTCCAAACAGAGGACTTACTTTTATAAATGAGTCTGGACTCTATGCTCTTATATTTGGAAGTAAGCTTGAATCAGCGAAACGTTTTAAACACTGGGTAACATCAGAAGTTCTTCCGGCGATTAGAAAGACCGGCTCCTACCAGAAACCAAAATCCGCACTCGAACAGCTCCAGCTTGCCCAGCAGGCCATACTGGAAGTTGACGAGAAAATAACTGCTGTGGATGAAGACTTGCAGAATTTAAAGCAGGACATGCCAATTCTCGGAATCGAGGAAAGCAGGATAACAGCGGCAGTCAGAAAGAAAGGTGTGAATTGTCTTGGTGGTAAGGAATCAGAAGCGTATCAGGACAAATCTCTTCGTGGGAAAGTATATGCGGATATCTACGGTCAGCTAAAACGCGAGTTTGGTGTGGCTACCTATAAAGCAATTAAGCGTAGCCAGTGTGAGAGTGCTGTATCAGTTATTCGAGAATATGAGCTTCCAATTGTGCTAAAGGAACAGATCACAGATTGTAATGCACAAATGTGTATATAGGAAAGCATAATGAGGAGGTAGCGGAAAATCAATAAGTAACCCATATAACCTCAGCTACATACAATAATCAGAGAGGGTGGTGTTATGAAAATAGAAGTAGTACCCCGTTTTCGTATAGATGGGAAATATTATACGATGGACCAGTTGCCAGAAGAACAGGTGAGGGAGATTGTCACAGAGAAACTTGACATGGCAATGGCCGCGTTGAAATACGAGAGAAAAAGAGCCGCCAAATAAGGCGGTAAGAAAGGAGGGACAAGCTCATGCACTACACCACAGTAAAAGACGCCGCAATCTGCACAGCACTGGCAGCTATGACAGGGTTCTGGCAACCACGGGACGCACCGCAGGCGGTTATGTGCTACATATTTATATTTATCCTGTTGGTGATTGCTTTTGAGATTGCTAGGGACTGGGAAAGGAGGAGGCGGGGAAATCATGAATAATCTAATCTTGGAATGTATCGAAGCAATTGAAGAGAATATGGAAGACGGCCATTTGGCAGATGCAGACAGCCGTTTGCAATATGCTCTTTCGTATCTAGCAAACGATGATGAAATTTACGAACTGTATGAACTCATTAAAACTGGAAAAGCCCCTGGCGCCGGCAAGCAATCAGGGACTAAAGAAAATATTACTAAAGCTCATTATAGAGCAGATTGAGAGGAATTGTCAATGGATGGGAAAGATATTTTGCAGAAATATAGACCGGTCATCCGTGAGATGATGCGGGACGTTGCAGAAAACTCCATACCGTATATAACAGTAACAGCGTGTCAGGATTACTGCATTGCCCTCTCAGATGGGGCAGAATTAACTATCATGAATGGCAAGGAGCGAATAGAGGGGGTCAGAAGATAATGTATTACGAGGGATTTGGTCCAGAGCAGGGCACAGTGGTAAGTGACGAAGACGCTTATGACTATGCACTTGAACGCTGTTTATCTGGGACAGAAAATGATAGGCAAGAGTTTAAAGAGATGCTGGTCGGATGGTTCTATTCCAGTAACTGGTACGAAAGAGGTGAAGAGGAATGCTGAGATCATACGAAGAGATGAGAAAGATAGATGTCCGCCCGTACTGTGAAGACAGGGAGGGTAAGCTGTATCTCAACTGGGCAAAATGTATCGAGCTTCTGCATGAGAATGGCGCAGAAAAGGTGTACTGGATTCCGGTCCCGGACCCGAAAACGGGAAGCAGTCTGAGAATGACCGATACTGTGTTTTCGGACAAGAACGGGGTAACAAATAGATGCTATGAAACATTGATAGAGGTTGTTATTGATGATAATACATACCGGATGCAGTCCCCGGTCATGAACGGATCAAATCCGGTAAAGGATAACTCCATGTCACAGCAGCGTGTCTGGAACAGCATGTGCCGCTCTTTTGTGAAGTGTGTGGCAATCCATACGGGCCTTGGATTTAATCTGTGGCTGAAAGAGGAGTTCAATAAATTCGAGAATGCAATCCCGACAACGGACAGTGACAAAGCTACGGATGCCCAAGTAAAACAAATCAGGCTTTTAGGAGACATCCATCCAAACTTAAAGCTGGATGACTGGCTGGCGCTGAACCATGTAACCTGGGATACACTGACCAGGGAGCAGGCAGCATATATGCTGAAGGCTATCAAAAATAAGTACGGGGATGACTAAATGAACATGGAAGTACAGATCAGGGGATACCGGGAGGATACAGAGGGGACTGATCTGCTCGTACACCTGCCCGGGATGAAGCTTGGGTATTTGCTTTCAAATAAGAGAGTGGAAAATGCAGAGCTGCGTCTGGATGACGGCCGTCACATAACGGCGGCACAGCGGCGGAAGGCTTATGCAACTATAAGGGATATAGCTGATTATACAGGCTATATGCCAGAAGAGCAAAAAGAGTGGCTTAAATATCTGCACATAAGCAGGACGGGAGACGCCTATTTCAGCCTTTCTACCTGCACTATGGACACAGCACGGGAATTTATCAACACTATCCTGGAATATGCCATAGAGCACGGTATACCCCTCTCTGAGCGTGGCGTCGAGAGGGCGGATGATATAGGCAAGTACCTGTATTACTGCCTTAAACACAAGAAATGCGCCGTATGTGGCAAGCCTGGAGAAGTACACCATGTGGATGCAATTGGCATGGGCCGGGACCGCAGGACAGTGGATGACAGCAACAGCCGTAAGATATGTCTCTGCAGGACCCATCACACAATTGCACATCAGCGGGGCATGAGAGCATTCGAGCAGATGTATCATGTATACGGCATTGTAATACCAGAGGATTCGCGTTCGCCCATGCTGGGAACGTTGAATGATATATCACAATTTGTAACTTTGTAAGCCATGATTTCCCCGGTTGCGGCCGGGGAGAAAGGAGGGCGAATGAGTAAGCAGACAGATGCCCGTGAGATCGCACGGGGATATTTTAACCGGATCACCTCCGGTCATAAAAATACAGTGAGCAGACCAGATCTGAGCCTGCCAGGAAACGAATCTATCGACCGGCAGTTGAGGCTTTTAGTGGAGGAGGCAAATCACAACGGGGATTGCATAATCAACGTTGGTGACGGCTACTACAGGCCCATACCGGGAGATCCGGTGGATGAGCTTGAATTAAAAGAATATATAAGCAAAGATGATTCCAGGGCGGATAAGCTCTGGTCAAAGATATACAGTATGAGAACAGCATTTAATAATTGGGCAAAGGAGGCGGCCTATGAACAGCAGAGACAAGGGAGCCAGAGGGGAGCGTGAGCTTGCAGGGGTACTCCGGGGGCATGGTTATGACTGCCGCAGAGGACAGCAGTTTTGTGGGGCAAACGGTGACGCTGATGTGGTCGGCCTCCCCGGGGTACATATAGAATGTAAGAGGGTGGAACGGCTGGATCTGTATGGAGCCGCAGAGCAGTCAAGACGGGATGCGCGGGCGGGAGAGCTGCCAGCAGTGATGCATCGTAAAAACAACTGTGACTGGCCCGTAAGCATGTACCTGGATGACTGGATTGAGATGTACAGAGAGTATGAGGCAGGTGATCCAGATGCCAAATAG